TTAGGGTTAGTAGCTTTCTTAATGCGCTCACGACGAGATTTAACTGTACGACCCTTCAACTCTTCTGCCATTTCTTTATCAAGTTTAGCTTGAGCTTCTTTGCTTACTACACGTTTAACCTTAATAGGCTTCTTAGGCTTTACTTCCTTAAGCTTCTTGCGTTTAGCTTCTGCACGTTTATAAGCTGCCGTAGCTTTTTCTTGGTTAGTCATTTTCTTTTTCTTAATGGACGGCATAGCACCTGCTTTTTTAGCAATCTTTGCATCTCTTTCTTTTTTAAGTTTATCAGCCATACGACGAAGCTCTTGAGCAACTGCTCTTTTGCCGAATGTTTTTTCAGCAGCTGCTTTCGTCCCAGTTTTAAGGGCTTCTTTAATCTGTACAGCCTTGCTTATAACGCCCACCATTTTAGTTTCCTCCTGGAGTTAGTGTGTTGTCGCCGCCTGCAGGGGAAGAGTTATCTTCCATATCGTCACGGCGTGTTCTTCTAGCTTGGTTTCTCAGTAAGTCCATTGCATTTTTATGTTGTTCTTGATACACAGGAGTAACAGAAAAGTTTTTCATAAAGTTTGTAGCCTCAACCATGCAACCATAAAATAGAGCATCGTAGCATTCGTCTGAGAAATAGTTATTCTGATTAGCGCTGGTTAAGGCAGCTGGTTTAACTGTATACACAATAGAGCCACCATAAGTAGCGCTTGCGGTAGGAGCAAACAAAATTTGACTATTGGTTTTTCTAGCATAATACTTAGGAGTTCCTGTGCTGGCACTTACAGGCCAGTAGTCATTAATAAATTCGTCTGTTCTTTGAAGCAAGGCAATCTTAGTACCTGCGTCTTTAAGGTGGATATTCTTAATAACCTTTGCTCCTGTAGGTAGTTCAAATATATTTTTACCAGCAGAAAGGGCAACTGACGTAGCAGTTACAAGCCCGTAGTCATCTAGGGCTTTTATCATTCTATCTTCGACACGATTAACCATCTTAGGAATGTAGGCAATAAACTCAGTGCCATCATTCTCAGATGCTTCAATAATATCGTTCACAAGGTATGTGTAATTAGCCATAATAAATTGTTACCGTTGAACCTGCTGTAGGACATTGCACAATAACAGTACCACCCATACGGACACCTGTGTCTGTAAGGTAAGCTTCTGTTACATCTGAATTAGTTGTATTGGTAAATTTAATGATACCGCCATTTGAGTTTCCAAAAGCATCTACGGATGTACCAGTGATAGTAAACTCACCTACACCCTGTGCATGGACGCCTCTAATGCGTGTACCTTTTAGCGCTACACCGCTAACTGTGTCTACAGCGGTATTAACCAGTGTAGTATTGCAAGTAACGTATGCTACCCTAAGATTTGCTGACATGATTTGCTCCTGTATAATAAACTTCGATGTGCCTATTATACTAAAAAAGGGCGCAGGATACAACTCCCACGCCCTTCTATTTTTTAGTCTATCAGTAGACTAGTGACTAGGCACCAGCGTTACCGAAGAAACCTCTCCAGTCTGACCAACCAAAGCTATAACGCTCACGAGCTTTAAAGCGAAGGTTACCAGTGTCGAAGTCTGGCTCCATCTTAGTCTGAAGCGGCGAACGTACGAACATTTTCGCACCATTCGGGCAATCAGTCTTGATGAAGAAAGCATTCGTATCGGTGAATCTACGGTTCACGTAGAAGCCGCCAGGGACAAGTCCTTGGTTACGGATGCTGTTGATGTCATTCGTGTTTGTCACACCAGAGTTCGAAACAATGGTTGTGGACAAAGCAGAGTTCAGAATCTGGTCTGCAGTGAATGCGAGGTCCGAAGGAATGTGCAGGCTTTCGGCTTGCGCACCAATCAGGATACCACGGTCATCTTTAATTTTCGAGATGCTAATCAAAGCAGTCTCAAGCGAAGCTTCCGAAAGGTCAGCAGCGGAAAGCAAGTTGCTTTGGTCGCCATCGCCAATCGTTGCGTGTGAAGCCGAGAACAATGCATCCCCGTCACCACCTGCATAAGCAGCGTTAAAGCCGTTGTTGAATACATCAGCAGCTTTTACTTGTTTGGTGTTTGCCATTGCACGGGCCAGACCTTTGGCACGTAGTTTAGCAAACGTATCATACAAGTTATCTTCCATTGCTTCTTCTGTGATGGCAAAGCCAAGAGCAACAGTCTCGTGTGTGTAACGAGCAGTGTAGCTTTCTTGGGCATCGTCATACGATACAGCAGCGCCTTCACCTTTTACAGGTGCAGTGCCGAAGCCTGTGAAGAGAACTTCTTCTTCAAATGCACGGTCTGAATTTTCAACATCAAACAACGGTGCATGTTCATCGGATACTTCTCCATACTCAACGCCAAATACAGCGTTAAGACCTGGGAGTAGCTCTTTGGAAATACTTCCTCTATTAATAGCCATTTCTAATTATCTCCCTTAGTTGGTTACCGTAACTGGTGTTGTTACCAGTACGTTAATGAAGTTCTGTTGGCTAACAGCACCCATTTGGACTTCCAAACGAGTGTATGGGTCGCCAACAGCGTTACCTGGCTCATCGACAACGCCGATAACACGGAACAGGCCAGCAGCCGAAGTTCCGACACTACCTGCAGTGGTTAGGGCCGTGATTGTGGAACGACCAGTGAAGGTAGAACCAGCAGCAATATTCGAAGCTGCTACGTTTTTACCAACGATACCAGCAGCAACGGTTGTGTCCGAGCTAATGATATAGGTTTGACTTGGGTCGTCGTTTACCAAACCGACAATATTGGAAGCCGATACGCCAGAGTAGTAAGGTTTAAAGTATTGCTCCCCGTCTGCTACGTAACTGCAGCCTTGGAATGTACCAATAGGCATTTCAGTCGAAGTAACGAGTGGAACTAGCGAGCCGCCAGACAAGCGTACAGGAGTACCTGTATACATTGCACCAGCACCAGAAGCGATTGGGTACGAAGTTGCACCACTGCTCTGAGGCGAGTTACCACGAACACGGGAAGGAGTGATACCAGTAATTAGTTTAGTAGTCATTTTATTAATCTCCTAAGTTGTGAATCATGTAGCCAGACTCTGTAGCACCTTATTCTTAATCAAAAGAGGGTGTACGTCCTCTGGTTACGTTTGTTTTGCTTGAGTTTCGAACAGGCATTTTTCTGTCACTTGCATTTTCAAGTTGCGAGTTAACAGCGTCCACCATATTGGCAGATGCATCTTCGAAATGACGTTGCCGTGCTTCTGCACGTTTGATGGGCATTTTGGCAAGAGCCAAGTCCCCACGGCAAACAGTACCGCTATAACGACCTTCATCTCTAACCATAGAGGTGTGGCCTAGTTCAGGTACTTCGTCGAGAGAAACAAACTCCCAGCCTTCAGCTAATCGCTTACCAACATTTGTATAATCGTCTTTACCTTTAAGGGAGATGCGTATCCAACGTAGTTTCATTCCTTGCTCGTCAAATCTATTGCTAACAAACTGTGGAATGTCTAAAAGGTTAGGTTCAGTATATTCGTAGTCTTCTGTTTCTCTTGTTTCCAGTTCACGAGACTGGGATTCACGTGTGGTATTTCGTGCCATAAGTATATGTATCCTTTCGCAGCTATCTGTTAATTGTTGTATATTCACCATCACCAGCTGATTCTACTTTCAGCTTTTCGGCGGCATACTGTTCAAGTGTAATTCCCCACTTTTGTGCGAGTCGTACGTCTTCTTGAGAGAGCTTAACTTTCTTATTAGACGGGGATGCTGAAGTGTGCGAGGCTCCAGCTACTACTTGAGAAGCCGTTGACGTAGGCTTCGTACGGGGTTTATCGGCAGCTACTTCTTCTGTAGTTGTTCCGAATTTGTTAGGGAAAGTCTCTGCCATGCGGCGGTTAATTTCCTCGTAATAATCGTCATCAGCAGGGTCAAAGCCTTCGCCTTGTACTTCTGAATCAATCTCAAGAGCAGCAGCAGTTAAGACACGGTCTTTATTAAACCAGTCATTCTCTGTTACCCAACGCTGTGCTTTTCTATCAGCAGCTTTATTAACGGGTAGTTGTTGCTCTTGTTCTTCAAAGTTAACAGGCTTAAAAGATTCAGCCTCTTGTTTGAAGGTTTTAATGTTATAGCTATCTTGCTGCGCATTAGTAAGTGCTTCTTGCGCTTGTAAGATTCTATCTGATTCCCCGCTGTCCAGTGCTTCTTTATAGGCACTCTTAGCAAGTTCAATTCTTTCGGCAACCTGACGCTCATTAGATTCTACGTTTGTGTTTAGAAGGGTACCGTATTCTTCTTCACGCTGTTGCAGTTTTAGCTGCATTTCTTTTTGAGCTTGTAGCAGTTCTTCAATCTGAGCTTCACGTTCTTTCTTCTGTTTTACCAGTTGACGAATACGTTTCTGTGCGCCTGATGTTTCTGCTTCTTTAGCTGGTTCTTCCTCATCCGCTTCTGCGGTGGTGGTGGTTTCTTCAGCTTCTACTTCTGGAGTTGGAGCAGGTTCTTCCTGCTTCTCAACTTCTACTTCTGGTGCAGCAGATACAACTTCTTCTTCTGCGCCTTCAATTTCAATTTCAATTTTATCGGGGGATTCACCTTGTTCAGGTGTAATAGTAGACCATTCAGTCTCTGCCATTTGTACTTCTCCTGTTTAACGTCCTCAGCGAACTTAGACGAATAACGCTGATGTGATATATTATATAGTATAAGTTACCGTGTCACAATAGCAACACGTTAAATTAATTTGATAGATTAAATGTGGGGTCTAAATCTTTAGGGCTTTCAACTACCATTTTAACATCGTCGTCAAAAATAAGTAGTAGCTGGACACCTTTATACAAAAACTTATTCCCAGCGTGTTTACCGTAACACACATAGTCTCCCTCTTTACACCATGGGGTGTCTCCAAACTTATCGTCTTGATAAGCTGCGTTCCCTACTTTAAGTACACGGCCAACTGTTGTAAGATAAGCCATGTCCGATTTGGTTGAGTCAGGAAGAATAATACCTCCCTTTGTCTTTTCTTTAACAGAGATAGGGCGAACAAGTACAGTGTATCCTGGAACTTCTGGTAAGGGTGTTGGGTCAGACACATCGTCATTTGTAATCCACTCGTCGTTTTTAATAGCATTAGATGCTGCTTGCATTAATCTAGTCCTCTTCTATGTATTTAGTTAGATAGTCTTTAATAATACCAATTGATTTCTCAATCCCTGC